GAGCTATTATATACACATTTGCGTTTACAACTAAGTTTTATCTTTATGGCCCAATCACTTCTTCAAGTGTTATCAAAACTGTTCAAGTCGATCAGTACTCAGATATGCCGGCTGTTACACCTACAAGAGAACAGAGATATACTGTAACCCCTGCTCCAGCAACTGCTGATGCTGATGATGATTTTGGATTTAATGAAACAACATCGTTCTTTACAGATGCAAAAAATTATGATCCAGTATCAGACACGGATGTTAAAAAAGGTGGGTAGTTCTTATGAGCAATGTAACCAACTTAGTAGATGAAGCTTTAGGAATATTTGACCCTGTAGAAGCCGCATTTAAAGAATCGGAAAAAACTCCGTCTAAAGTGCCTACGGTGATTACACCAGCTTCTTCTGAAGACGATATTGATAATGATTATAAGTATCAAAGAGAAAATCTTTATAGTCTAATTGAACGTGGTCAAGATGCTATTGATGGTATTTTAGAACTTGCAAAAGAAGGTGAGCATCCACGAGCATATGAGGTTGCACTGAATGGTATCAAGCAAGTAGCTGATGTTACAGAGAAACTCGCTGATTTACAAGATAAAATGAAAAAACTCAAAGAAGTACCTGGCAGTAATGCACCAAAGAGTGTTACTAATGCGTTGTTTGTTGGTTCTACTGCTGAATTACAAAAGATGTTAAAAGGTAAAAGTGATGGTTGAAGCTACCTATCTAGGTAATCCTAATCTAAAAAAGGCAAATGTATCTCAAGAATGGACTAAAGAAGAACTTATTGAGTATCAAAAATGTACGGACGATCCTTTACATTTTATTCAAAATTATGTAAAAATTGTTTCTCTTGATGAAGGATTAGTTCCTTTTAAAATGTACCCCTTTCAAAAAGAAATGGTTGGTACATTTCATAATAATCGTTTTACTATATGTAAACTTCCTAGACAATCTGGTAAGTCTACAACTATGATATCTTATCTATTACATTATGCATTATTCAACTCTAGTGTTAATATTGCAATACTTGCTAACAAAGCTGCGACTGCCAGAGATTTGTTAAGCAGACTACAACTTGCATATTAACATTTACCAAAATGGATGCAACAAGGAGTAATGTCATGGAACAAAGGGTCTTTGGAACTGGAAAATGGCTCAAAAATTCTTGCATCGTCCACATCAGCATCTGCTGTTCGTGGTGGTTCTTACAACATTATTTTTCTTGACGAGTTTGCATATGTACCTTCAAATGTAGCAGAACAATTTTTTAGTTCTGTATATCCTACTATTTCATCTGGTAAGACAACAAAGGTAATGATTGTTTCTACACCTCATGGTATGAATATGTTCTATAAACTCTGGACAGATGCAGAGAATCAAAGAAACACATATATTCCTATTGAAGTTCATTGGAGCGAAGTGCCTGGCCGTGATGAAGAATGGAAAAAAGAAACAATTAAAAATACTAGTGAACAACAGTTTAATACAGAGTTTGAATGTCAGTTCCTTGGTTCGATTGATACACTTATATCACCAAATAAACTAAGAACACTTGCATATAAAAGACCTTTACAGTCTAATGCTGGACTCGATGTTTATGAACAACCAAAGGAGGGTAATACATACCTTTTAACTGCTGATGTGTCTAGAGGCGTCTCTAATGACTACTCAGCGTACATTGTGTTCGATGTTTCCCAAGTTCCTTATCGTATTGTTGCAAAGTATAGAGACAACGAAGTTAAACCTTTATTGTTTCCACAAAAAATACATCAAGTTGCAAAGGCATATAATACTGCATTTGTTCTTGTTGAAGTAAATGATATTGGTGAACAAGTTGCAAACTCTATGCACTATGATATGGAATATGACAATATGATTATGGCCTCTATGCGTGGACGTGCTGGACAAATACCTGGTGGGGGGACCTCAGGTGGTAGAGCTCAGTTGGGTGTAAGAACAACTAAAGCAGTTAAAAAGATTGGTTGTTCTAATCTAAAACAGTTAATTGAAGATAATAAGTTAATTGTAGAAGATTATGATGCAATCAATGAACTATCTACATTTATTGTTAAAGGGTCATCTTTTGAGGCCGATGATGGATGTAATGACGACTTGGTTGCGTGTATGTTTATTTTTGGTTGGTGTACAGATCAAACTTATTTTAAGGAACTGACTAATAATGATATAAGAGAACAAATGTACAGAGAAAATCAAGATCAACTAGAACAAGATATGGCTCCATTTGGATTTATGATTAATGGATTAGAAGATGACAATATTGGCGAAATGGTTGATGAATATGGAACAAGATGGAGTCCTATAGTTAGACAATATGATACTAATTGGTAATGAGAAGAGGAAATAGAAAAAGAATATCGTGGGATGATATAGAATCACCTTGTATTAAAATATGTAAAATTGTAGATAATAATTGTATAGGTTGTTATCGTACAGCTGAAGAGATAAGTGAATGGGTTTGGTTAACGCCAGAAAGAAGAACAGAGATAATTAAAGAAATTCAATCAAGTCGTTGTCTAACTTAATCCAACAATTAGAACAAACCACTTTACACTCGTTCATTAATTTGTAAACTTCTTTTCTACTTTCGTCATTCGTTCCAACACGTTTTGCAATCTTACGAACTTCTACGTCATGGGGATATAATTTTAGACATATGGTTTCACTTTCACCACAATGAATACAAAATTCCTCACCAAGATGATTGTTTAACCATGCAACTCTTTTACGATAGTTTCTACGAGCTACCTTTTTAATTGTTTCTTTATACTTCTCATAATGTGTTTTCATACGTTTATTTATAAGTTTTGAATCATATAAAACCCAGTTTTTAGAAACTTCGTTTTTATAAATACTTGGGATAAACAAAGACTAAAAAGACTTTTCCAAGTCTATCTACTAGTTAAAGGAGCAAAAAATCATGGCATTTTTAGTATCTCCTGGCGTACAGGTTAAAGAAGTTGATTTAACCAATGTAGTGCCAGCTGTTGCCACCTCAATAGGTGCTATCGGGGGAGCCTTTGCAAAGGGGCCCGTATCTTCCGTTGTTACTATTTCTTCAGAAGAAGAATTAGTAAAAATATTTGGTAAACCTGTTTCAACTGGAAATCAGTTTGAAACATTTTTTACCGCTGCAAATTTCTTGCAGTACTCAGACTCACTACAAGTTGTTAGAGCAGAATCAGCAATTTTAAATGCTGGTGCAAACTCTGGAATACTTATTCGTGATGATGATCATTATGAAGCTTCATTTTCCACAGGACAAGGTTCTCATGGAGAGTGGGCTGCAAGAACTGCTGGAACACATGGTAACTCAATCGGTGTTGAAATTTGTGCAACATCAACAGCATACGAACAAGAGTTAGGTTCAAGCTATCAAACAGTTGGTGAAGATGCCATTGCTGCAACTACAGTTAAAGTTGATGATGTAGATGCATCTGGTAACGCATTTAATGTTGGAGATTTAATTTCTTTCTTCTCAGACTCAGGACATGACACACCAGTTGATGATTATAACGAATACGAAGTAACTGCGATTGATACTTCTGACAATGATTTAACTATTCGTCTAAAAGATGATCCAAATGGTGCTGGACTACAAAGTCTTATTCCAGATAATTCATACATCAAAAGACGTTGGAAATTCTATGACTTATTTGACGGTGCTCCAGGCACATCACAATGGTCTACAGACAACGCTCGTGGTTCTGGTGATGAGATGCATATCGTTGTTTACGATACTACAGGAGATATCACAGGTTCAGTTGCAACTGCAGCTGGTGGAAGAACTGCTGGTGTTATAGAAGTATATCCTAACGTATCTAAATCATCTGTTGCAAAAAGTCCACAAGGCGATAGTATTTACTATGCAGATGTAATATTCAGACAATCTAAATTTATCTACTGGACAGATCATATTTCTGCTGGTACTAATTGGGGTACAGATACAACAACTGCATACACTTCAGTTATTCCAATTACAATAGACGCATTAACTGGTGGTACAGACGATTATGCTGTATCTGCTGGTGAAATGGAACTTGCATACGATAAGTTTGCAGATACGGACGGATTAGACATTAACTTAGTTATGGGTGGTTCATCAAGTATAACAACAGATAGTGCAGCTGGTCAGGATACACATGTAACAATGATTAATTCTCTTGTCGAAGGACGTAGGGATTGTGTAGGATTTGTTTCACCATATCGTTCTGCAACAGTTGGTATTGCGTTATCTTCTACTGCAACGGAAAATGTTAAGACTGCATACGATTTATGTCCAAGTTCATCTTATATGGTATTCGATAGTGGTTACAAATATATGTACGATAAGTATAGTGATGTATATCGTTATGTACCATTGAATGGTGATACTGCTGGTCTTTGTGCTTTCACAGACAACGTGGCAGATACATGGTTCTCACCTGCTGGATATAACAGAGGTAATATTAGAGGTGCAATTAAACTTTCCCTCAACCCAACAAAAGCAGAAAGAGATATTCTGTATCGTGCAAGAGTTAACCCAGTTGTTAATTTTCCAGGCCAAGGTGTTGTGTTGTTCGGAGATAAAACTGCATTATCAAAACCAAGTGCATTTGATAGAATTAACGTAAGAAGATTATTCTTAGTTCTTGAAAA